GATCCTGGTGGACTGTTTGGATGGTTAATATATGCAAGAAATTATAAATCATCACCAGTTTTAGGAAGTACTTCCGACCAATATATTGTTTATAGTAATCCGGGAACATTTGTAGGAGATTTAAATAAACTTTCAGGTGTTACAAATGCTCTTGTATCATATACTGGTAGTGGTGGGACATGGGGATTATTTCAACAAAATAATACAACTAATATTACAACAAGAGCACCACAAGGAAATGACTTCTTACATTGTATGCATTATCTTGCTTACGGTGGTAGATTGATTATTAGTGGTACTACTTCTGGTTTAGATACCTATGAAACTGCTAATAATACAAGTATCGAAGTACTTATTGGAAATACTGCTAATTCTGTTTTAGCTAGATATATTGAAAATAAATCAGCTATAATTGGAATCTTCCCATCAGGTAATGCTGGAACAGGCACTACTGCTGATAATTTTGCAACATATTTTAGTGGTCCAGGATTAATAAACTTTGTATCTGGGGCTACCGTTGCAGATCGAATCTTTAATATTTATGGAGTGAATGGGACCACATATTCAGCAACAACACTATCTACTGGAACTGAATTAACTTATCAAATTCCAGCTGTATCAGATGTTGCTGGTGCCTTTAATGCAGCAAAAAACTTGGATCAAATATTCTTAACTGTTGGTGGTTTAGATAGATCTACTATTCTTAATAGAGGTATTATAAATTCAATTAATTGGACTGATGCAATTAAAACAACATTAAGATCAAATCGTGTTAATTTTTATGTAAATTATACACCTAAATTCTTGGGTTCTGATTTAGTTGGAGCCACAGGATCCGCATCTGATGTTACAGTTTCTGAACGTTTTGGAGCAGCATATCTAAAAAGAATTTTAACTCAACAAATAACTAAAATTGGTGTTAAATACCTTTTTGAATTGAATATTCAATCAACCAGAGATTCTGTTATATCTGAAGTAAATAGTATTTTAGATCAATATTCTTATGCAATGGTTAGATCTACGGCACAGGTTATATGTAATTCATCTAATAATACAGATTATGCTACGACATTAAATATCGATTTAATCATACAACCATTACTAGGTGTTGATCAATTTGTAATAAATATCACACTAACGAGTTAATTAAATGGCAAATAATTCAATATTAGATTTTAAAAATGGATTTAATGGAGGCACAAGAGCCAATAGATTTCAAGTCAATGGTTTTTGGCCTGCTGGAATACTTAAACCCACTAATAAAGAACTTAATGTTAAAATATTTGCATCATCATTTCCAAGATCAGAGGTAGGAACAATTTCTATACCATATCGAGGAAGAGCATATTACTTACCAGGAGATCGTCAGTACCCTAACTGGTCTGTAGATGTCTTTGATGATAGTGGAGATAGAAATATCTGGAAAGCCTTTAATAAATGGAAAGAATTATTAGATGGTCACCAAACACATAAAGTGTACAACAATGATTATGCTTATGCCAATTTACAAACTACTTGGAATATTCAACAACTTGATTTAAATGGTGATCAACTAAGAAAAATTATTTTATATAAATGTTGGCCAAGTGAAATTGGGGCTCTAACAATGGATATGGGATCAACTGAACCTTCCGTATTTCGTGTTACTTTAACCTTTGATTACTTAAATATTGTAAACATAAACTAATGCTAAATGATTTTAAACAAAATTTCAAAGGTGGAGCTAGACTAAACAGATTTTTTGTTACAGGAAGTATTCCATTTTCTGGAAAAAGTGTAACAAAATTTCATATACGTGCTTCTGCTATTCCACAATTACAAACACAAACTTTGAGTTATGACTATCGAGGTAGAAAATCACATTATCCAGGAGAAAAACAATATCCTGTTTGGTCTATCAGTGTATTAGATGATACCTCTCCCGGTGATCTATGGACTGCTTTTCAAAAATGGCAAAATGCATTAAATAATCATAATTCTAATACGGTAAATAATTCAGTTTTAAATCACCAAACACAAACTTTTAAATCTACATGGACAATTAATCACATGAATTTGAATGGTGATGAAGATAATCCATTGAAAAAAATTACTTTGTTTGGTTGCTGGCCCAAGGCTATTAATCCTATTAATTTTAATATGAATAGACCCAATACATTAAATGTATTTGATGTTGTATTGGTTTACGACTACATAAATATACAGAACGTGACATAAAAAGGACTACATGGAACTTGATATTTTTGGATTTCAATTCGGTAAAAAAGAACCATCTAAACAAAAAAAAGAAGATAAGCTTCTTCAATCGTTTACGGTTCCCGAGATGTTTGATGGAACTGTAACCGTAGAAGCAGGTGGCTTTTTTGGTACTGCTCTTGATTATGGTGTTAATCTACGAGATGAAAACAATTCTGTAATTCAATATAGAAATATGTCAGTTTTTCCAGAAATTGATAATGCTGTTGATGAAATTGTAAATGCAGCAATTGTATTTGGTACAGATCGTAAAGTTGTTAAAATTGATTTAAAAGATGTACCTCTTCCAGAACCTATTAAAATTAAAATATATAAAGAATTTGATAGAGTTGTACATTTACTAGATTTTAATAATAAAGCCTATGAAATCTTTAGACGCTGGTATATCGACTCTCGTATTTTTTATAATATTGTAATTGATAGAGATTTACCAGGTGATGGTATTAAAGAAATTATTCCAATTGATCCTCTGAAGATTAAAAAAATCAGAAAAGTCAAGAAGGAAATGGAACGTATAGAAAATCAATCAGTTTCTGTTGTTAAAGAAATTGAAGAATATTATCTTTATACAAATACCGAGAAAGATACTTTTTTATCGACAGGTCCTAGTGGTTTACACTTATCTCTTGATAGTGTAGTTTACTGTCCATCTGGTGTAGTGGATCTGAATACTAAAAGAGTATTAGGATATCTTCATAAAGCAATTAGACCACTAAACATGCTTCGTCAGCTCGAAGATGCTTTATTAGTTTATCGTGTTGCTCGTGCACCAGAACGCAGAGTATTTTATGTGGATGTTGGTCAATTACCAAAACAAAAAGCCGAACAATATATGCGGGATATGATGAGCCGATTTAGAAATAGACTCACATATAATCAATCTACTGGTGAAGTTCGTGATGAACGCAACAATTTATCAGTGTTAGAAGATTATTGGTTGCCACGTAGAGAAGGTTCAAGAGGAACTGAGATCACTACTCTTCCAAGTGGTAATGCCATGTCACAAATTGAAGACGTAGATTACTTTAAAAAGAAACTTTATGCATCTTTAAATGTACCTTTAAGCCGTTTAGCAGCAGATCAGACTGGATTTAATTTAGGTCGTTCTGTTGAAATCACTCGCGAAGAAGTAAAATTTTATAAATTTGTTGAAAGAATTCGCCATCAATTTGTAAGGATGTTTTCTGATTTTTTACGTGTTCAACTGATTCTAAAGGGTGTTGTAACTGAGAATGATTATAATGAGTTGAAGAAAGATATTAGATTTGTATTCAATAGTGATAATTATTTCTGGGATCTAAAAGAAGCAGAAATTTTGGGTGAACGTATGAAAACTCTGTCTTTTATTGAACCATATGTTGGTAAATATTTTTCAGTTGACTATGTTAGAAGTAAAATATTAAAACAAACTGAAGAAGAAATTAAAGCAATTGATACTCAAATGGCAGCAGACAAACAGAAGTTACAGGCTGAACAGGCTGCACTTGCTGCACAACAACAACAATTGGGACAATTACCTCCAGAAGAAGAACAAAAATGACAGATATTTCCTATAAACTTTTAAAAAATGGTATTCAGGCTCTTTTAGAAAGAGAAGAGGATTATTTTAAAAAGAATATAGTTCAAAGTCTATCAATTAAACTAAATGATGCTATTTCTGATGTTTTAGAAGAAACTAACAAGAATCTTTTTTTAACTCATGAATCAATAGAAAATTCTAAAGATCTTCAATATTTTTTAAATATTCTAGAATCCAAAGATAAACTTCATCTAAAAGATGGAAGTATTATAAATATTACAGAAAATGATATTACTTCACTAAAACGATTGTTTGATAATTTGAATACAGAAAGTAGAAAACAAATGGTAACTACTATTTTTGAATCTTCAAGCAACTTTAAACAACATATAGATTTTTACAATACCGCTAAAGGACTTTTCAGATGAAAAATACAGTACGAGAAATGATTAAGAACGTAATTGAAGAAAATGCCGTTTCATTTAAAGAAACGACATCACGAGTACTTCTTAATAAAGTTGGAAACGTTTTAAGTGAAAAATATGTTGAAATTTCACAAAAGTTATTTGAAGATTTTGATGATCGTGCTCCAGACGTTCAACGCATTCCCGGTCAACCAGATGGTGCAAATGCTGTAGCTAGTGATAATCCAGCTTTAGGGTCAGTGTATGATCCTGCCCATCCTTTTTGGAATACAGCTGATGGTCGAGCATTTATGCAAGGATGGAATTATTTACTTGCCAATTATGGAAATGCATCTGCATGGAATCGTCCAGGGTTTCCACCATATATGTCAAGTCCACAAGCATTTTTAACATACTTAAGAGGTAGAGCTGGTGAAAATGGAACATCAGCTCCACCATGGGAAATTCCCGCACCCCCTCACTAATTTATTTTACCAAGAAATAAAACAATGAAATTAATCACAGAACTAACAGAAGACATCAAATACATTAAAGAGAATGTCGGCAATGGAGATAAGAATTATTTCATTGAAGGTGTCTTTATGCAATCTGATACCAAAAACCGCAATGGTAGAATCTATCCAACATCTACTCTAGCCAAAGAAACTA